GAAAACATTGAATCCAGCCGCTGATATTGCTCCGGCCAAAACTTGCCAAGCACCACCAGCACCATTAAACATATTATTTGAAGCTTGTGAAAATATAGTTCCACGGGCATTAATTAATACATTGGCATTTAAAGGCTTAGTAAATGGACCGGTTAAAGTATCGCTTCCAACAACATTGATTACATAGTGAATCGCAGGATTTATGCATAATGATAATGCATGTTGAAGAGTTAAAAAGGGAGCATCTTGATTGCGTCCTGCATTAGTATCAGAGCCATTGCTTGCAACCCAGAAGGTATTTACATAATCAAATCCACCAGCAGAACCGCCAGCAGGATTTAGGGTAAAATCTCCATTTACCGCTTTAGATAGAGTGTAATATTCACTTCCATCACTAGCGCTACATAAAACAAAATCACCATTAGCTGGATTGGCATTTGATGTCTTGGCTATAGAATTTAAAAATCCTGGAACTTGAACTTGTGCATTTGTTGCATTAGTTGATAAAAATAATTGACCTGGTTCAGTCCCGATCAAACCGATACTTAATCTAATTAAAGTGGCTGTTGTCATTGTAAAACTCCTCATAAAATAAAATTATAGACCAATAAAAAATTCTTATAATGCAACCCGTGTATATTGTAGCGATATAGTTAGACTTCCTGCTGTATAATCCGTGGAACCATTAGCATAGGCCGCATAAATATTTGTTCCTGCAACAGAAAATTGACTCATATCTATAGTTGTGGGCAACGGAAGGGATAAAGAGCCCCATAGTGCATTGCTGCCCGCAAAAGCCTGGAGAATGGCAGCAGAAATTGTTACCCAAACATTCGTTCCATCCGTAATAATTAGATTTCTGTCTCCGCCAATTCCAGAAAAATTAGTGCCACTTACTCCGTTTAAAGTAATACCGGTAATTTGATATTGGGCTGTTACTGTGGGTGACGTAATAATAGGGACATGTCCTGCAGTGCCAAGATTTGTAAAGTTTATAGATGAAGAATTGATAGTAAAATTAGAATTACCTAATATTGCATCTGTAGATAAACCACCTACATTCCAATCGGTATTGGTTGATGAAATTGTTTGTACAGAAACGCCAGGACCGGCTACTCCAAAAAACTGTCCAATTTGTGCAAAAATATTACCACCAGCAGATGTATTTAAATTGCCCGCTGTTGCTGCTACTGCCTCGAGCCATATTCCAGAATTATTAGCCAATGCTGCATTAATGCTTCCGGCTAATCCTCCCGCATATGCAATAACTGTGCCTGCATTATTTACTAATCCATTTCCATTCGCGGCAGTTAATGCACCTAATCGGACAAAACTTAATGTATTACTATTAAATGTAAGCGTATCGCCTATGCCGCTAAATTCAATTTCTGCAGATGGTCCAAAAATATTAACCTGGAATCCTGAAGTAAAATTCAACTGTTCATCATATAGTTGATCATCCATAATAATAAGTGTGGAATCATGAGATAAGCTATTAATTAAAGTTTGAGCTCTAGTCAATGTTTGAAATTGATTACTATAACTTCCTGTTCCCGTTACATCATCACCGATTAATTTAGATACATAAACTTCAATGGTATTGAAAGGCAATATATTTTTATTGCTACCAAGCCCTATAAATCCAGATGCATTAACAACATCTATGCCTCTTCCAGATATTCCTGTGATTTGTGCAGCAATTGGATCTAATCCAGAGGCCCCTATTAATAATTGACCATCAGATAATGGAATTGAATGCATTGGCGCTGCACCTTCTGCCACCATGATTCCTGTTGCCGTTGGATTTGATACGCCTGTGCCACCATTTGTGGCAGAAATAGGATAAATAGGCGCAGATGATGTTTGAAACGCAGTGCCCCCCACATTATCTGTTGCAGTCAAAACTTGTCCTGTTGTTCCAACTGTAGCAGGAGGAATAAAGTGTATATTTGAACTAGTAATCGTCATTTAATCCCTCAAATTGTTTGTAATGTTCCAATAAAATTTCGGACTTTAAAAGTTGTATTAGCTACGATGCACATTATCAATAATCCATCACCTGGATTTGTTGATAAAATATAACCACCTGTACCGACAGAAGTTTGCTTATCACCAAATATAATTTGTTGACCAGCATTTTGAGTAATGTTGAATAGATTTGGGCCTAGACCTTCAATATAAAATTCATCGCCTACATTGGCGGTCAATGGCAAATTAAATAAGATGCGCACAGAACCATCAGCAAAATAACCTTGATAAGGCACAAGCTGAACAGGGCTAGATGTTGCTGTTATCCATGGATTAAAAGTTAAAAGAAAATTTGCTAATTGCTGTAACTCTACTTTTTTTGTGGTACCACTAGGAGATTCTGTTGTATCTGATGTATCTACAATAGGAATCGCATCTAGAAAATTTAAGCTAGTAATTAATGGCAACTGGCTTATTGGTTCTGAATCATACATGCTCATAATTAAGATCCTGGTTGTGTTAATACAGCGTAATAAGAAATGCTTACAGTAACCCCAGTATCTGCAGTTAAAAACTGAATAGATTGACCTTGAACAACTGGTCGCGTTAATGGGTTAATAGTTGCTAAAGTTTCTCTTACAGTTCCACTAGCAACGGTTAATGTAGGAGCCGCAGCAGGCAATACATAAACTTCTTTATTGGGTGTAAAGTAAAAATAAGCGAGTACACCTATGTTTGCATTTGGAAAAGATGGAACAGTTACTGTCGTGATAGAGCTTGCGGTTAAAGTAAAATCTTGATTTGCACTTGAAAAAGCACGAGCATCATTTGCTTGTGTTTGTGGATAACCATTGATATCACGAACTATTGATAATGATGTTAATCTTGCGGCCATAAAAATCCCCTTAATATTTAATGTAATAATTGACGTACATGTTGACTGGTCTTGTTTCATTACCACCGGTTAGATTTGTTGGTTCATCACCAAGAACAGGATTGGCAGTGCTCTCACCTTCGGCAATAACATGATTAAATGATGGCAATGGATTATGCACAGTAACCGTATGGTTATGTGATAAGAATTGAGAATATTCAAAAGTACCTAAATCAGGGCCTTTAATGCCGGTTACATTTGAGAAGCGTGCAAGATTATCAGTGTCCCAAATCCCATTTGGATCGTAATTTCTAAAAAACATACCTTGCGCAGCAGGAACAGCATATTTATATTTATTAATGGCGATTAATGTTTTAGTGACAATAATTGCATGGGAATCAGTGTTTAATATTGAAACTTTAATTCCAATTGCGCCAGCAACTATAGGTTCACTTCCCGCCCCATTAACTTCATACCAAACAAAATAAGTGGTCACCGCACTTGGATTACTTTGGAAGGTAAAATATGAACTTGCCGGTGGAACTACACCAACACTTATATTTGTGCTCTGATAAGCATTTATCACTTCTTGAATTGTATTAGAAACATCTTGCGCCGTATCAGTTGAATTTACTTTAATCTCGATTGGACGCGATCCTGCTACTGGTGCGCCTGGATCTGTTTCTGTACCTGTATTAAACCAAACATAATAAGATAATGCAGCCGTTAATGCGGTGTCTGTATAAAAATAAAAGTATTTTCCAGCTGCACCTGTAATTAATGTACTGGCCGCATTGCATTGAACAACTGAATTTGCAGATTGTTGGGCTAATAAACCTTGAAAGAAATCTTGAAAATGTAAAGCAAATCCTGATGTTCCAACAATAACATATTGGGTTGTTGTATTACCAGTTGATAGCTGAGAAAAATTAGCTTTCATCCAAAAGGTTGCTGGAATAGATCCTAAAGTCCATGCAGTCCAGTTCAAAAATCCTGACCCTACAGTTGAGCCGTTATAAGTTGGAATTCCTGTGAAGGTAAATCCAGTAGGTGCTGAACCATCAATAGCATAAGCTGGACCTGAACCATCAGAGTTCACAGTTAATCTAAATAAATCTACGTTACCCGCATTGGTATAAGCAGTTGCAAAATCTGCTCCCGTACCAAACATCGGTGTATTAGGAATTGGACTGTTGGCAATTAAAAAATCACCTAATCGAGCAAATGGAATTCCAATAGTTGAATAATCAGCATAGATATATGAGGCACCATCCAGAGCCATTCTATTGCCTCGTGGTAATGGACTTGTGCTTAATGGGCTAACAATATTTCCATATGTAAATCCACCGTCACCAACTTCCCAATCTGCATATTCATAGCCATAACGAGTTTGTACTTTGGGTAAACTTAAATCATATCCATTATAAGCAGATATATTAGTCCATCCATCATTGCCGCGTGTCACCATATCGGCATTTGTTTGCAGAGGAAATTCTTGTAAGTTAACTTCTCCGTCAACCATTGCGACATCGGTCATAGTTAATACAAATGAAATACCAACGGGTAGAGAAATATCTAGAGCGATATAATCATCATTATTTACTGTATCGATTACTAATCCCGCATTGCTTGGGAATTGAAATGAATAAACATACATCTGTCCAGCAGGTGTAATAACATCAGTAAATATCTCTTGCGGTGGAACTACAGAGCCGGTTGTGCCGCAATATTTAATAATATCAATCGCAATAGGTACATCAATATCTGTTCGTGCCCAAAAGGCAAATGTAAAGAAATCGGTCGTGGCAGAAAATTTATTGACATCATTCCATTTGATGCGCACAGACTTAATTGTATCTAATCCAGCAGCTCCACAGGTGAATTGAGCATAAAATCTAGGGCTATTAGATGGATTTTCTGTAAAATTAATAGGTATATATTGAAGCGTATTTATTGAATGTAGGGTAAGTGGTAATTCAAATGTCCATCCACCTTGCGCAATAACATTTGATCCAGCAACTAATTCATTATTTGGTAAATCAGTATGTAATAAAAACTGACCATTAGGAATATAATTAAAAAAATTATTTTGCGTAACAGGAGTTTCACCGGTCTGTGGATTTGGCCAAGCTTCACGAGTAAACTGCGGAACACCAGTCGCACTTTGTACAACAATATAGTAAAGTTCTTGATTGCCATTAGCATCAAATGGAAAGTAATAAGGAATGATGTCATTGCCATTATTATCCATCATAGTGCCGACAGAACTCAGTATCACCGGATTAGGCAGCGGAGAAAAACTGTAATTCGGTGGTGAGCCTGTCAGCTCGAACACATCTTTGGGCGTAGTACGATTTACATCGGAATAGAAAAATACTTTACCGCCAGCTAATGGAAATCCAGAATCTTTGTCAACAAAATATTCTTGTAAACTTGGGGCGGTTATATATCTTGGATCTAATGACATTATTGGCCTCCTGCTATGCCAGCCGCAGCTTTTGGACCTGCGAAACGTGTTGCTTCTCCTGCGGTTGCAAGAGCATTTAAAATTTCTGGATTTTGTAATAAATCGAATGTATTCAATCCATAGTGCTTACCAATCAACATTGCCCATGCTACTGGATTAACCGCAGCCGCCATTGTTGAGCGACCTGCGCGTTTATTTAAATCTGCTAATTCTTTATGGAATGGATGAGTTTCAGGGAATTTAAAGCCACCTCCTTTTTTAGTGGCGCTTAATTCTTTTTTTAATAATTCTTGCATTTCTTTAATTGAAGGAATTCCTAACATTCCCTCTCTAACATGTGGACCAGAAGGACCAATTAAACCCTCTTGAATCTGCATGAATTTGGCATTAGATTTTGTTGGGGAAACTCCTGTTGCATATTGATACATGGCTTTTTCTAAATAACGAGCAGCTTCAGAATCTTCACCCAACATGGAAATATTGATATCTTCTAAAAGAGCCTCTCTTGCAGCGGTTAATTTATTTTTGGCGCTAATGTCGGCATCAGTGATTGGCTTGATTTCTCTTTCACGCTTTGCTAAATCACTTTGTAATTTAAAGGCATTTTCATAAGAAGAATCTTTTAAATATTTATCTTGTGTCGCCTTTAATTTAGTATCAAGTTTAGGAGCATCTTCACCAGCCATGATTTGTTGAAATCTTGTTTTTTCAGGTATATTAGGTTTGGCAATTGCCTCAATATCAGGTAATGGAATTTTTGAAACATCAATTACCGCACCGAATTCAGCAGGATTATAAGTTGCTATTGGAACTGATGGTGCAGAAGGCTTAGCGCTCGTGCGAAGATATTTCCCAGCTAAATCTTGCTCATGTTTAGTTAATTCTTTTTTATAAAAATCAAGCTCTTTTATATATTCTTCTTGAGCCTTTCTTTGAGCAGAAGCAGATCCCTCGCTGGCTTTAACCACTTCTTCATTGTGTTTGGTGGCAGATTTAACCTGATCGTCATATTTCTTTTGAGCTGCAACTACTTCATCATTATATTTTTGAGTGTCTCTAATTGCCTTTTCTTCATTATATAAAGGAAGCTTTTTAGTTCCCGCACCTTCTTGGGCCATTTCAAAATATTTACTAGCCTCTACTTCAGGAATATCCATTTGACTTTTCAAACGAGCAGTCATTTCTTTCATGTATTCTGTACCAGGAATATAATCCAAGCTTCCTTTTGCAGCCTTTCCAATATAAGGAATAGATTCGGCGATTGCTTGGAATAAAAGCGCTTCTTCAGCAGCTCTCATGGTTTCTTCTGGACTTAATAAAGCGCCTGACACTCCAGCTTCTCCAAATCTACCAACAGTTGCAGGAACAGCTCTACCACTAGTTAAATATCCTGTTGCTTTTTGAGTGGCTGGAATAGCAGTCCCAGCAGCCTGCAATCCTTTTGTAGTTCCTGCTCCTATCCCGGCACCCAATCCAGTAAGACCTAATGCAGTACCGGCAGAACGACCTAGACTTTTGCTAAAATCTTCGCCTGGAATAGTATTTTGTGTTTGGACGCGCTGCTCTGTGAATGGACTAATAAGAGTATTGCCAATAGTTATGCCAAGATTTCCTAATGCATCAACAAAACTTGTGCCAGCTTTAACTGTGGATGTGCCTTGAATTGCCTTTCCAAAATCTCCCATATATTGAGGAATGGTTTTATTTGCATTTAACCCAATTCTTTTGTTGAATTCTTCAATGGGAATATCTTTATAATGTTTTTGATGAAGAACAGATGAAAGCTGTTCATCACTCATATCATTATATTGTGGATATTTTTGTCTGATTTCTTTTAATGACTTCATTATCTAATTCCTAAAGGATCGTCTGATAAGGGATCTTCTTCAAGAGTCTTCTCTTTTTTAACTCGTTCAATTTTTTGATGATGAGCAATCGGATTAAAAATGGCTTCATTAGAAACATTAGCGGCTTCATAAAGCGATTCATTGATAAGTTCTTGTGTTTTTGAGAAAACTTCAGGTGTCATAAATTTTTCAAAAGCTTGATAATTACCTACAACTCGCTCCTCAATATGCAATAAAGAACTAATTGCAGTTTCACCACCGGCTAATCTAAGTCTTAAATAATTTATTTCAGGTAATAATGCTGTGGCAGCAAAGAATTTAGCTTGTTGATCTGGATTTTCACCTTTAATAGCATCCATCATTTGTGTGGGTGAATAACTGCCAATTTTAATTGGATCAATATATGGTTCCATCCATTCAGTTACGATTGGGGTCAAATATTGCATTTCTGCTTCTGCTGCAATACGTTTTTGTGCTGCGGTAATAGATGGCTGAGTTGGATTAAATATAGGAGTATAACTAGCCATTTCTTCTGGATTAATTCCTGATTCTGCGGCCAATTCTTGTAATGTAGCGCCATGAAATAATCTATCAGCTACATAAGCTTGATCTAAGCCAAATGCCACACCTTGGGCAATTGTTGAGCGTTTAACATCCATTGGCCATGCTCTAAATGGAATATTAGATGCACTTCCTTTTTTAATTCCTTCAAGAATCAAATTAGCATTTGGATCTCCTCGTTCAATTGCATCATTGTAAGCAAGCAATTGACCGGCTATACCAGTTGTTACACCAGAATCAGTTTCATTTATTCTTCTGCTTTTTTCAGTTTCAGCCAATAACTTCGCATAATTAGCTTTAGCAGTTTGTGGTGCATATTGTGTTTTGATTTGTTGCTCTGCAAGTTGAGCACCAGCTAAATTTAATTGGTCTTGCAACATTTGCGGATAAACTTTATTTAATTCGCGTTGTTGCTCCATTTTCAATTGATTAGCAATAGCTTGCTGAGTCATGTTAAATCCAGCGGCTGCTGATTCAACAGGATTTCTAGGTTGTGGTATTTGTCCGCCAATATATGGAAACATATTTCACCTTATAAAAATAAAGAAGAGCCACCGCTTGCATAAGCTGAAGCGCCACCAGCTGCCATTCCCAATAAACTTGCTAGAGCATCCATTTGTGATGCTTGCATTTTGTAATCAGCAGTCATGGTTGATCCCATGTAATTACCCATGCCGCCTGCCATAGCGGCATTTGCTTGATAACCCATTTGATTAATACCTGTTGCGGTACTTAAACCTTGGCCGTAAAGATTGGCATTGCGATTGTAATAATTGGCATAATCTTGTTGTGCTAAACCAGATGCTGTTCCCATAGATTGTTGAGCATGTGCAGGAGTTCCTAACATGCCACCAGCAGCCGCTGATTGATTAGCTGCATTCATTGCCTGTTCATATTGATATTGATAACCTGGGGATTCTTCAAATCCTGCGCCTAACATGGCTTGCATAGCAGCTGGATCGTTCAATAACATTGTGTATTGTTCAGCTAAAGTTTGTAACGCAACGTCGCCTTCTTCGATGTAACCACCGAAGTATTGCATCAACATATTTTCTACATCTTCATATGAATATAAAGGTTCATATGAGCCGCCACCAAATAATGCACTTAACATAATTTCATCCTCATGTTAATGTCACCACTTTCCAATTAGTGCCATCATTTACTTTCATCTGTTTAGTTGTTGAGTCCCAAATCATCGTGCCTTCTGTTTTTGGCTGCTCATTTATTAAATTAATGTTTGTTGTAGGTTGCTGTGGTAAAACATAACCTTCGTTAGATAAATTAGTTTCAAGTTCAACGAGCAATTGGGAAATAGATCTGGCCCAAGGCGTAGTTAATTCACCATTCTCATCAACTAATTTGTCTGTTAAATAATTTGGTATATTCATTGTCCACCTACATCCGGCCCCACATCTTGGTGCCTAATTTGTACGATGCCTTCGCCCACTACCACGCGAGATTTGCTCCAGAATCTAAACTGTGGAGTTAAATCATTCGCGCGACCTAATTGATAAAAATTCATTTTGTTCTGTCTGACGCCTTGTGGCTGCAATGGTTGATTAACAGAACTACCAAAGTTCTCAGCGCCATCACGTGATAAAGACATATCTATTCTTGGTACATATGGATTTAGAACCTGCTCGGTGCTTAAAAAATTTCCAATGAAACCTTGGGGCGCTTCTTTTCTAATCACTACACCGCCTTCGGTTGTAAGAAATCTTAAGCGGCTAGATTTAAAATATGGATCGTTACCTTGTTCTATCGGGAAGGTTATGCCTGTGCCAATGAATGGTGATGAATCTTTAGTGCGAATAGGAGGACACACGCGCACGCGAGGGATCTCTTTGATATCCCTGTCCGCAAAATCAATCGGTAAATTAGAAGGTGTTGTGTAATCGTAATATGTAATCTGGGAATTGCATTCATAAATATCACCATCCACCAATGAGGTGAAGTAATTAGTATTATTGAAGAATGCCATCCGTTGAGCGATATGAAAATTCATGTGCTCATTGGTCATTGTATAGAATCGATTAGTATTGAAATCGTATGTTAGCGTCAGATTATCTTTAGGGTCTAAAAAAGTGATTTGATAAAATATATGACCACTTTCTCTAAAGAAAAAAGCAAAAGAATCTTGAGGATTTACTAATTGTTGAAGTTTAAAATCAATCCCATCTTCTTCAGAATTGGTTAATTTCTTGGCGCTAGAGCCGGTCGTGACCATTAAAGCAGGGCCAGATTTTTCATTAATACCTAGCCAAACAACATATTCATCCATTGCCGCAATAGTGGGCGGGCTTAAACATCCATAATCAATACTAACAGAGTTGCTGCGCTGATAAGGAAATAACTGATTACCATTGTCATACCACATCTCCGTTACATTAGAGCCAAATACATAAATTAAATTACCTTTACCAGGTGCACGCAGCACTGCTACAGCATTACCAGGTTTAGTTTGAATAGAACCTGCAACGGGACCAGCAGGAGTGCCTGCGCTCCAATTCCAAGTTAATCCATCACCAGGTTTTGATAAATACCAAAATTGGGAGGTAGAATCAGGAACAATAAAATAGCCATCATGAAAAGTTACATAACCTGCGGTAATTTCTACGCCGGTTTGTGTATTGATTGGAAGAACTGCTTTGTTAACTTCATTAATGCGCCAATCATAAATCCATAAAGACTTTTGGTCGCAAATAGCAATTTGATAACTAAAATTTTCATCGATAAACACATCAGTGTCATAAGTATCTATAGTAAATAAAAGCTGACTAGAAAGACTGTTTGCTAAACCTTGAATTTTATAGATGCCATTATCAATAACAGCAATCATGAAATTTCCCCGATCGCTTGTATAAAGTGCGCGACCTAAAACAGTTCCTTGACGTACAGATAGAACTTTTTTATAACCTGGATATGAAGTTAACCAATTATCTTTTTGAGAAGCGCCGGCAACAATCATGTTAAATGTTTGTTCATCGGTTATTTTTGGATAACGACCATATTTGTTACTACCAACCATACCAAGTACATGTTCTGCATCGGGTCTATAAGTTTTTGGTACCATCATTGTGAAGGTCTCCAACCTCGGCCAATATTCACATCTCCATAATTAAATCCAGCTTCAACAGCAAAGCCTGTGACTTTGCGCATAGTTAAATCTAATGGACTTATGTCACGTACTATTTGGTCATATTGTTGCGTGCGCATAGTGATGGAACGAGGAGGAACTTGATTATAAAATTCACATAAATATTCGGCTAAACCATAGGTTAGATATTCAATGTAGAAACTATCTAAAATGGTTGTTAAATCTTGATTTAAGGCAACGCTAGTTAAAGCAAATTTACCCCATAATTTAAAAACATAAGTATCTTGTGGTAAAAAATAAACATATAGAACGCCACCATCAAGGTCTCTTTCAAAGTGCCATTGATAAGTTAATGATTCGATGTTATCAACACGTCCAGTTGCAAAGAACATTTGACGCGATGCTCTCATCGTTGAATACCGAACTGGACCTATGTTAAAAGTAAAAGTTTCGATATCTAATAAGTTTGGTATTGGATATGCTTGTTTGCCAATTACAGCGTTAAATATAAGTTCATCATAATAAGGAATCATGCCAATATCGGCAGACTTTACTGCTAAAAAAGCGTTAAGACGATTTAAACCATCAGAAATATATTGATCTGATGCGGTTTGTTGTCCTCTACTCACAATGCCTGTTAAATAATAGGCTTGTGTAATAAGCTGTCTTGCAGTAAATGCCATTTACACGTCCTTAAAAAGGGGGGCAAAGCAAATTCTTTGCCCCACTACTTATTACAGAGGGAAAGCCAATTTCAGAGAGTATTCTGCTGGTAAGGTCGCACCCCATAACGCATCATGAACAAACCCTTGTTGGTTTTGTGTGAAGACGGTACCGTAAGTTAAACGAGTACTTACGCCGCTTTCTTCATCAACAGAAACCGCTGTAGGATAAGGAGGTTGATCCTTCAATTGAGGCATAGCCAAGAACATTGCATCGCCACCAAATACCAATCCGCAACGATGAGAAGGCAATATAGATAACTGCATGCCAGCAACAACGTTGAAAGAAATATTTTGGAAAGGATTGCCTGATACATAGCAAAGTGCAGGACTGATGTTTAAAATCACGTTACCAGAGCCGTCAGAGCCAGCATTGGCAGTAATTTGAACTTGCACTGGTGCGCCAGATGGTTTGTGACCAACGAAAGTCAAATAACGCATATTAGGTTGACCAGATACGCCATCATTGAACTGAGCACTATCATACTGAACCACTGCACCTGGATCGCTCACATTAGCGCCTGAACAAGTGATTTGAGTGATGTTATTACCAGTAGGATCGTTTGTTGAAACAACAGTCAAAGTTTGAGCATTTTGACCAACAGAACCAGCTATATGAACAGGTAACAAGTTTGATTGGTAATAATCAACACCCATCCAATCGCCAACCATCCAGCTCATAGCATTTTCATTGTTACGGTCAATGGTGAATTGGTTTTGCATGTTATTAACGATTTGCGGTACAGCTAAATCTGACAAATAAACTTTTACGTTTTCATTGTGAGCAAAGCCATATGTGCGATATAACGCTAACATTGTTGCTAATTGACCAGCACTAGAGATTTGAGTCACGCCATCACCATAAAAACGGTAAGGTTGTGTTTCAGCTAATCTAGCTACGCCAGCTTCGATGTTTGTTGCAATTTCAGCTACAGCTGCACGACCGAAACGTTTCATGTAGTCTTCAACGTTGAAGATGAATTGTTGGGTTGTGAAAGCGTAAGAAGTATTTACAGGGTTATTACATACCAATGTTTGAACGCGTTGTTCAGAACTTTGGAATGTAGCAACTAAGCTTGCTTGAGTAACATAACGTGGTGGCAAGTCAAAAGTAACTGTGTCGCCAAGGTTAGCGGTTAATTTATTAAAGTCTTTGAATTTCTTATTAGCTGTATGAATAAAGCAGCCATAGTTTAAAAGAAATGCAAGTTGGGCCATTTGATAGGTCTGGACCTGGACCAAAAAATTTGAGGGTTGTGACATTATAGGAACTCCAATCAACTATTTGTTTCGTTGATAGGGAGTTCCCCAATATTTAGTTTTTAAGCCAAGACATTTTCTTGAACTCAGCAACCGTTGTGGGACCATCACTACCAACACCAGTAGATGAAGGCTTTACTT